AACAGAAGGAGACGAAGTGGAAAACACCGTCACAAACGCGGACACCGTCGAGACGGTCGAAGCCGCACAGTCAGTAACAGCGTCAGTCAAGTCTGTCGCTTATTCAAAGCCACGCATCGAAGTCACAGCTGCAAAATATCTTGAAAATAAGATTATGGCAGCGATGGGCGACGAAAATGCGCGTCAATATGTACTCGCAGCAGACAACACAACAGACAACGCTGGTCTTGTACCAACTCGCCAGCTTGCTGAAGTAATCAACGGACTCTCAACAACTGTTCGCCCATCAATCGATGCAATCTCACGCGGCACACTTCCAGATGCCGGCATGACTTTCGAGATTCCAAAGATCACAGTTGCACCAGCGGTCGGAACAGTTGCCGAAGATGCAATCTTCACAGACACAGATCAGAACTCTGCATTTGTATCAGTCGATGTTAAGAAATTCGCTGGGCAACAAAAATTCTCAGTTGAATTACTCCAGCGCACAAGTCCACTTTTCTTCAATGAGTTGCTTTCAAATATGGTCGCAGCTATGGCGAAGCAGCAGGACACTTACACAAACAGCATTCTTGTATCAGGTGCAACAGCGGATGCAACAACCATCACAACCTATCCAACAGCCGCAGAACTTCTTGCCTTTATTGGTCGCGGTGCTGCAAGCGTTTATGGCGCAACAGCTGGTCTCGCAAATCCATTTGCTCGCAACATCTTGGTGAACACTTCACAATGGTCAAATCTCATGGGTCTAAATGATTCAGGTCGTCCGATCTACAACGAAGTAACTCAACCAATGAACCAACCGGGTCTTGCTACACCAACATCACTTCGTGGTCGCGTTGCCGGACTTGATCTCTTTGTAACAGCTAACACAGCTGCAACAACAGATACAGATGATTCAATCTTGATCATCAACCCAGACGCGTACACATGGTACGAGTCACCTAGCTATCAGCTTCGCGCAGAATCAACAGCCGACGGTTCAATTACTGTGGGCGTCTATTCATTTGGAGCCGTGGCGACAAAAATCGCTGGTGGCGCATTCGGCGTAAATAAGGGCTAATTAGCCACAGTCAATCATGAGGCGGTTCGCTCCCGAGTCGCCTCAGCAGTAGAAAGGGAAGAGCTAATGTCTTTGGTCACTCCGTCAGAACTTCGTTCTGTGCTAGGCGTTAGCTCTTCTCTCTACAATGACGCATATCTTCAAAAAATTATCGACACAAGTGAGCTTGTTATTTTGCCACTTCTTGTTTCTTATTCTTCGGCGGTTACAGATCGCCGCATCGCTTCAAATGTTGCTACTTTGACGACCAACACTCCACACAATTACATCGTGGGATCAAGTGTCGTCGTCGCGGGCGTAGATGCCACATTCAATGGCACATACACAGTCACAGCTGTGGGAACTGAATATGAATTTTCTTATGCAAAAACAAATGCGGATATTAATTTCAATGCAGTAATTCCGCATGGAGACACTTATCTTTCAGGCAAGGATGCGGCAACAATCTACGCGAGCAATCCAGCCGTTTATGAAGCAATCATCGTGGTATCGGTAGAAGTATTTCAATCGATCACAGCCGCTGGCGGACAGATCGAAGGCGTTGATTTTCAAGTAACTCCATACAGGATGGGTCGCTCACTCTTGAATCGCGTAATTGGAATACTTGGCAAGTCTCTAGATACTGGAGCGATGCTGGCATGACGGCTTCATCGATCGCGGTCAATATCCGTGGCGCACTCAAGACAGCAATTGCTGGAGTAGCGGCTAACACTTACGACTCAGTACCCGAAGCGCCGATTGTCCCTTTCGCCGCGGTCGTACCTAGTACGCCATATCTCGAAGCTAACTTGATTGGGACTTCAACCCGAGTCAAAGTGAATCTTGTAATTACTGTCGGAGTCGCTATGTACTCCAACGCTTCGGCGCTCGATAACATCGAGAAGCTGATTATCAGCATTCTGGCGGTTATTCCGTCAGGTTACACGGTGGGAAGCGTGTCTAATCCTGTCCCAATGTCGATCGGAGCTTCGGAAATTCTGATGTCCGAGATCGAACTATCAACCCAATACACCCAGACTAACTAGGAGTAATTATGCCAACGACCGTCATCACCGGACGCGATCTAGTATTGACGATCGCTACCGTTAATTACGATGCACAAGCCACATCAGTCTCACTTGAGGCAGACCATGTAATCGAAACTTATCAGACACTTGATGGTCGCGCCTACAAAGCCATCGATGATTCTTGGACTCTCAATGTGGAAATGCTTGCAGATTGGGGCGCAGTCGGTTCACTCTGCGAATCACTCTGGACAGCAACAGAATCAGCACCAAACACAACTCTCGCAGCATCAATCACAGCTGTGACTGGCGCTGTATTTGCTTGCAACATCTTGCCAACATTCCCAAATGTCGGCGGTTCAGCACCAGACGCACAGACAGTCTCGCTATCCTTTCAAGTAGTGGGAACACCAACCGAAACATTCAGCTAAGAGATAGGAAATCGGGAGCATGAAAACAGGAATCACAATTACATATTTCTCAGGGGACTCGGAGTCGTTCACCGCATCGACACCAGAATTCGTTAAATGGGAACGAAAGACAGGCTTAAAGGTTACACAGCTCGGCGAAAATGTCGGACTCGATGATCTTCTCTTTTTGGCATATAACGCAAAGAAGAGAGAGCTTGCTGGACAGCCTATAAAGCCATACGAAGTTTGGTGCGACACGGTGGACGATATCCGATCCGAGGAAGTGGATGTCCCAAAAGCTACGCCGCCGGAAGCCTAAATCGCGTCTTGGTTGAACTGGCAATTGCGACAGGGATACCAATGAAAGAGTGGGAAACGGCGGAGCAGATATACACCGCAATCGAGATATTGGAGAAAAGGAATGGCAAGTAAGCAAGGGACTTTCGCCATTCAAGTCGAGCCAGCAGCTCTCAAAAATTTGATTCAGACTCTCAACCTTTTGGATAAAGAGACTCAAAATCAAGTCCGAGACGCGGCTTATCCGCTATCTCAAAGACTTGCTGGACAGTTGCTTATGTTTAGCCAATCAGCGCCATCTCCACAGACAAAGCTTGTTGCTAAATCCATCACGGCCAAAAGAGATCGATTGATTCGAGTCGATGTCGGTGGATCAAAGAAGGTCGGTCGCAAATATGGCGGCGAGCAATCTAAGTCTGGCAAAGGATCAAAGGTTCGCCAGCAATCAGCACCAGCTGGCGCTTTGCTTTGGGGAACTGAATATGGTTCGGGCAAAGGTACAGACTCACTCGGTCGCGCATATTCCAACCGATTTAAAGCTGCTCGCAATAAGCGCGGCTATTGGATCAATCCAGCTGTGGACTATTACACACCGATCGTTGCAAAAGAGTACATCGATATAATTCAAACAATTATCCGAAAGGTGGGACTCGACTAATGGCTGGTATTCCAAAAGTCAAAATTACCTTTGACGCGGATTTTGACGAGTTAAAGCGTGGAGTTAAAGGCGCTGAAAATGAAGTACAAGGCTTTGGCGATAAGGTAGGCAAATTTGGCAAGATGGCGGGTGCGGCTTTTGCCGTCGCTGGCGCAGCTGCGCTTGCCTACGCTGGCGTACTTCTCAAGCAGGGCGTTGAATCTGCAATAGCCGATGAAGCGGCTCAGGCAAAACTAGCGACTACATTACAAAATGTTACTGGAGCGACAGATGCTCAAATTGCTGCCGTCGAAAGTCAGATTCTTCAGACTTCACTTCTTACCGGACTCACAGATGACCAGCTTCGTCCGAGCTTTGAACGCTTCGTCAGAGCCACAAAAGATTCCGACGCGGCTCTCAAATTGCAATCGCTGGCGATCGATGTCTCAGCTGGATCGGGTAAATCTCTCGAAGCAGTAACTAATGCGATGGCTCGCGCAGCTGAAGGAAATACAACAGCACTTGGCAAATTGGGCGTCGGACTCACAGCGGCTCAACTTAAGACCATGTCGATGGATGATGTTACAAAGGCACTTGCCACAACATTCGGCGGACAAGCTGCACAGCAAGCCGATACTTTTCAAGGCAAAATGGCTCGACTCAAGGTGGCATTCGATGAAGGCAAAGAAACAATTGGATCTTTTGTCTTAGATGCAATCACTCCAATGATCAATACCGTGGTCAATACGGTAATTCCAGCCGTCTCAGGATTTATCGATTCAGTCGGTGGAAAAGAAGGATTGACCAATGCTTTTAAAACTTACATTGATTTAATCAAGAACATCTTTCAACCAGTACTCGAAGGGTTTAAATTTGCATTTGACCAGATAAAAAATGCGGTTATCGCTAACAAAGACGAATTTACAGCTCTGTTCAAATTCTTAAAAGACTTTGTTGCACCTTTGCTCGGTGGTGTCTTAAAGCTTGCTGTTCAAGGAATTGGCATAGCTTTGGGAGTTGTGATCGGAGTTGTCGGAAATCTAATCAGCGGCTTTCAAACACTTTTTGGAATTATCAAAAGCGTTGTCGGAGCAATCCAATCTTTGATTTCTTTGGTTGCAAATAATCCAGTTGTAAAGGGAATTGGCAACGCAATCAGCTCTGCATTTGGCGGCTTCCGCGCAGCTGGCGGTTCTGTATCGGCTGGAAAATCTTATGTTGTAGGTGAGCAAGGCGCTGAAATGTTCATCCCAAGCTCGAACGGCACAATCGTCCCCAACGGCGGAATGGGTAGCACTTTTAACATTACTGTGAACGGCGCGATTGATGCCGAAGGTACAGCCCGCACAATTGTCGATGTACTCAATCGATCCAATGCCCGCGGCACTCTCGGCGCGAATAGGTTCGCTACCGTATGAGCCTATGGACTCCCACTTGGAGCATCGACATCGATGGCGTTGAATATAAAGATGTAGCTCTGGCAAATCTCACAATCGGCTCTGGTCGAACAGACATTTATGAACAAGCCATTTCTGGATATTGCAACCTTACTCTGATCAATCTTGACGATTCAAATATCGTTGCTGGCATTAATTCAGCCGTCACCGTGTACATCAACGATTCGGCAGGGACTCCAGTTGCTATCTTCGGCGGATCAATCACCGATCTCATCGTGGGCATTCAATCCGGTGGGTCGATAGGAGTGACTCAAACAATCTCCATCGTGGCTCTAGGGGCGCTCTCAAGGCTTCCAAAGGTGATCACAGAAGGAGTCTTGGCTAAGGACTTAGACGGCGTACAGATTGAAACCATTCTTTCTCAAGCTCTATTTGCTCGATGGAATGCAATTCCAGCTGCGGAGACTTGGAATGCTGTAAATCCAACTATTACTTGGAACGAGGCATACAACACAGGATTGGGCGAAATCGACGCGGGCAACTATGAATTGGCAGCTCGCGCCGCCGATGTAACCGACATCTATTCTCTCGTCTCTTCTTTAGCAACTTCGGGTCTTGGATATCTTTATGAGAATTCAGCTGGACAAATCAGCTATGCGGATTCGACTCATCGAACTCAATATCTAGCTGCAAACGGATATGTGAACCTTTCAGCCAATGATGCTTTTGCCAGCGGATTACAGACCGCGGTTCGGGCTGGAGATGTGCGAAATTACATTACTCTCGGCTATCGTAACGGCGGACAAGTTACAGATTTCGACCAAACATCGATTTCGTTGTATGGCACTTTGGCGCAAAACATCCAGACAAGCTTGCACAACGAGTCCGATGCCGAATCTCAAGCCGCATTTTATTTAACTCTCAGAGCTTTGCCACAGGCTAACTTTAATCAGATTTCATTCCCAATTGGATCTCCAGAATTAGACGACTCTGATCGAGATAACTTGCTGAATGTGTTTATGGGAATGCCGGTTAATATCAACGATTTACCTTTGAACATGGGATCAAATTTTCAGGGATTTGTCGAAGGCTGGCAATTTCAGGCTGGCATCAATTCTCTGACTGTCTCGCTTTATGTGACTCCAGTTGCATATTCACTTCAGGCA